ACACCATACTTTTCTAAGATTTCCATTTATGTCTGTTTTAAAAGTACCATCAAAAATATAATCCTTTGGATATACAACTCTTCCATTATCACTATCAACTTCCGCTCCATTTGGCACAAGAATTTTAGTACCCTTGACTCTGTACATTCTTCTAGGAAAGTTTTGAAACTGCTGAGCATTAAATCTTAAAACAACATAAGCAAAACCTTGATAAGCACTTGTGTCTGTATTAATTTCTGTAAAGGATAGCCAATTTACTTTTCTTGAAAATTTTGATTTTTCTTTACTATTTCTTGTAACAGTTACATCGATTGGAAAACTCATATCTCTGTCTTGAGGAAAAACTACTTCATAATCTTTTAAAAAAGGGTTTATTACTCTGCCTCTTATTTTGTCGCTTTCAACAATATTTGTTACTGTTCCATCATTTTCAGTTATTTTAATAGATACATCTATCATTGTTCCAACGACCTCCCCTTTGCTTTTATCGACTTTTTGTAAAATTGGTATTTGTAGAGTTATTCTAATTTTGTCTATATTTGTGTCAGTTATAGATCTTGTTATAGGAGTTCCGTGTAATACCTCAACACCAACAATCACAGTATTTTCTATTGCATTAATTAGTTTTGATGGTCTTTGCTTACTTTTACCGCTTTTGTATTCAATTTCTACATCAGCAAAATTTACTTCACCATTTTCATTTATTAATGAAGTACCTTCTAGAAAAACATTTTTTTTAAATTCATTGTTCTGTAAAACTTGAAGAAAATCGCTATGATCACCGTCTGTTATAATATTTGCTTCATCTAATTCTGAATGAATTTCTCCATAGCCTAGTAAATCTACTACTGTTGCAAATTGTTTACTTCTTAGACTGTCACTAGGTAAATCAGGATCAACAACCTTTCTATCAGTTCCAAATAATTGGTCATCAACTAATCTAGGCATTTTTAAACTTCTTTAACTATTTGTGTTGAATCAGTGCCTGAGCTTATTATAATCGAGCCGCTGAAAACACGACCATAAATTATAGGTATCGGAACACCACTACTACTTACATTCTGTATACCAGTAAAAGAATATGAACCTCTTGCATTTGGGTCAATCTCACTTATATCAGAACTATTAGGAACTGGTTGTTGTGGTGCCATAAGGTTACTAATACCTCCTATTACCATGTTAGTACCAATAACTGTTAATGTTGTTGCTAAAACAGACCCAACAAGAAACCCTGCCACTCCTGTTAATGTTGTTGCAGCGGCAGCAGCCCCAGCACCAAGAGCCAAAGCACCGACAACTACAGGAACAGCACCAGTAGCTATTGGAATAATTTGTATATCACCCTGCCCCGTCATTGATAAATATTCTTCTGTTATAATCCTGCCACCCATCTTTACTTTATAAATCTGATCATTCATATGTTTTTGCACCCCTTCAAAATTTGCGACTAAAAAACTCATAGCCTGCTGTGGTGACTTTACAGCAGCCATAAAATATGACTTTCCTAAAAATTGCCTTAATTTTCCATAAACTTTTATTTTTTTAAGCTGCATATCTGTAAACTCCTCTTAATGCTTGTTGGTATCTTAAGTCAAAAAGTTCTCTGCAACTCAAAGCTTTTATATTATGATTCAATATCATGTTATCACCTATATAAACAGCAACATGATCAAGATTTCCAGTTATTGATTGAAAAAGCAAAACATCCCCAACTTTTATATTTTTATTAGACTCTTGTTTTTGGAATCCACCTAAAGGCAAAGCTTTTTCAAACTCTGGATTTTGTATAAAATCTTTAATTCGTTTTGGTCTTTTCCAATCCATTAATTTTATATTTTTTGTTTCCAAATACCAATCAGAAATTATACTCCAGCAGTCATATTTTCCCCAGATAAATTTTCTTCCAATTAATGAAGGTGCTTTCCATCCTGAAGGCTTAAACAATTCCCAATGATTATGTTCAATACTGTAAATGTAATATGGAAACCCAAGATGTTCACAGGCTGCTTTATCTGTATCTGAAGGTGTTGCGGCACCTACAGGATGACTATGAATTACACCAATAACTTCTCCTGTATCTTCACATTCTGCCCAATCATCAGGATCAAGTATAAAAAACTCAAATTTTCCCTCTGCTAAATTTTTACAAGGCCAAAAGGTTTCTTTGCCCTGTATTATTGCAAGCAAACCACATGCCTCTTCTGGTGCTTGTTCTTTTGCATATTTTTTAAAAGATTCTTTCCAAGTCATAATTAAAAATTAACAAATGTTCCAACGCCTGCAAAGTCCGCTCTAGTAACAAGTTTTTTGGGTGCAGAAACACCAAACAAATCAAAACTACTTACAAGTTCAAATTGAACGATATTTCTATTTTCAGTAGTTTTTCTCTCAACAAAATAAACCTCACGTGGTAACTCTGCTGAAGGATCAACTGAGCCAACTTTGTATGGATTCACATTAGATGGAAAATTTTCTTCATCTAAATCTCTACTTAATGCTCTGCGTCTTGTTACTTTTGCCCCTGCAAGATCAGATAATGGTGTGGTTTGATTTGTTAACTGTAATATTGCTGTGATAGTTCCCAAAAGATTAGAAAGAGTTAAAGTCGGTCTTGGCAATTTGCCTTTACCAGAATATTTAAAACCCTCAGCTTTTACAGGCATCCTTGAATATGTATTTGCTTGCCATATAATGTCCAAGCTATCTTTCATGTTATTACCACTATGAAATAAATAAACAGTTGGATTTGCTATTGTTGCATTAACATTGAAAGAAACATTACCACTTGTAGATTGTGATGTTGTACCTGTAACTGTAAAAGTATTTGTAGCAACTGTTTGTATTGTATAAATACCATCAATTCCATTACCTGAAGTAAAATCAAGACTTAAAATTAAACCAGTAGAAAACCCATGACTACTAAGTGTGATTGTGATAGTTGTTAATGATTGAACATATGTAGCTGTTTTTGCTGTTTTTGTATAATGTATATCAGGTTTTAATTCAACAGAATATAATTCAATAATTGACTTATTTGTTAATTCTTGGAGTGCACTTGTAGGAATTGCCATCTATGGTTCAAATACCTCTCTGAAAGAACAATTTATTATTGCTCTATTGTTATAAGGAATAGTTTTTGTCCATGAATCACAAACATATTGACCAGCTCCAGAAAGTGTAAAGTCAACATTGGTTGCAGCAGTAACTAATGCACTATCAGCAGTTGTTGAAGTTAGTGTGAAAGTATTGGCATCAGCAGAAGAAGCGACAACATATGATCCATCAGTTGGACCAGAACTAAAGTCAACTGTTAATACATCACCTATTGCCACACCATGATTTGTAAAAGTAACAGTGATAACGGTGCCAGCAGCCCCACTTCCATTTGATTGAACAAAAGTACCTGTCTTTGCACTAAACCCTTCTGCTGGTGGTGTAAATGTAAAACTTGCTTGATCTGCAACCCTACTTCTTAAAAATGCTTCTATAACATCTGATTCAGTCTCAGACACGTTAAAAGTTAGATCATATACTTTTGGATCTTGCGATAATGGAAGGCCATATAACGCCCTAAACTCATAACCATCACCAAGAGAAGTAACTCTTATCTTTGGTTTGCTTTGTTTTCTCATCCCATAAGTGGGAGTTATTGATGGAAAAGTAGCCATTATCTATTTAATAAACCCCCTGCCCTTTGTTCATCAATTATAGTTGCCTGCACTACAGAAGCAATCAAACCGCCTAACTGATCGGCTTCTGATCCGTTTCCTTGAACAGAACTACCAGTTGCATCTACATTTACAGTAATCATATTGTTGGTTGTATTACCACCACCGATTGCATTGTTTGGAATAATTGTGCCAGCAGTACGAGGAACAAATAGTTCTGGACCTCTCTCACCAACAAGTGAAGCTCTCCCTACAGGTGGTCTGCCACCATTAGCAAAACCAAGAAGGCTCGTGTCAAAACTGGTCTTAAATGCGTCTGAATAATTACTTGTTTTTCCTCCACCAAATATTCCACTTAAAGTATTTCCAAAGAAATTACCAATACCAGAAACTGCACGTTGCATTGCAACTTCAACAAGTTTTCTTTTTAAATTATTAAGTACTCCAATAGCTGCTTGTGCTAAAGTTTGTGTTCCCATCACCGCATCAGTAAGACCTGACACAATACCATCTTCAATTCCTTGTCCTATCTCCATAAATTTTTCTTTTAAGTCATCTGCCTCATTTGTTGCTTCTGTTATTGATGTCTTAAATGTTTCAGCTTTTAGAATATTTTGATCTAAAGTTATTCCAGTTGTTATATTGCTTTGAACAATTTTATTTGATGCTTCAGCAGTATTTTCAAAATTTTCCTTTAATTTAACAACCGATTCAACATTTAATTTTGGTAGTTTAACTCTTCCAAAAATAAACTTCAAAACTGGATTTCTATCTACAAAATCAACAACTTTTTTAAATTGTTTAACTATAAAACGAACCATATTACCTATTATTGTGCCTACATCTGTACCAAGTTTAATAACGCTTTCTGAAAAAGCGGTCACACCTTCTTTAACTGCTATCCAACTCTGCTCTAGATCAAATACAACACTTGTTGCGTCCATACCTATAGCTTCTGCAATGGCTTTTCCTACTTCTGTAACAGCAGCGAATATAGCCCTAACTGGTGCAAGAACAAGCTTAAATGCAGCCCCTAAAGCCTCAACAGTAACAGCAGCGATTTTTAGAGATTCTCTTATGATCGCACCAAATTCAGAACCCTCTCCAGCTAAATTTGTGAACGCTGTGCCTAATCTAGTAAGTTGTCCTTGAATTGTATTTGATGCTGTAAATGCAGCTTTAGCAGCAACATTTTGAGCATTTGCTTGATTTTCTAAATTTTTATTAAATGAAACAAGCTGATCGTTAAGTAATGGGAGTACTGCTGTTCTTGCTTCAACAGATCCAAATAATAAAGCTAGTGTCTCTTCACTAGCTCCACCTTTATCAATAATTTCCTCTAGAACACCACCTAAACCTTTCGATTTAAGTGCAGCCGCACTAAAGTCTATACCAAGCTTTTCCGCAGCTTTGGCCGCTTCACCTGTTGGTTTTTGTATCGCAGCAATAACTTGTCGTAGTCCAGCAAAGGTAGATTCAACAGGAACACCAGTTGCAGTTACGCTAGATATAGCGGCATTAAGTTCATCTATTCCTACACCAGCACCAGCCGCTATGGGTGCAAGACGACCTATCTGTTGTGCATATTGTTCAACAATAATTTTACCATCATTCTGTGTTTGCACAAAGCCATCAACTATTTTTGCAGCCTTACTAGATTCCAAACCATAAGCATTTAATACAGATGTTGTAGCATCAGCAACAGTACCTAAATCAGAAAACCCACCAGTTGCTCCTAGTTGTGATGCTTTCAATACTTCTGTCAGTTCTGCTACCTCACCAAAACCAGCGGAAGCTACATCATAAGATGCTGTTAATAGATCAAGTTGTGAAACTTGACCACTTAATTGATTTGTTAAACTTGCAAGTTTTGGATTTAAAGTGTCTACATCAACACCAAGAGTTTTAACTTTAGCAGAAGCAAAATCTTGTGCAGCTAACGTGCTAAATACTTTTCCAAAGGCAGCAACTAATGTAATGCCAGCAGTTATTGGACCTAATAAAGTGGCAAGACTAGCAGCAGCCCCTTTAAATGCAAGTGAAGCTCCATTTGCAGCTTTACCAGCACCAAAAAATCCTTTTGGTAATATCCTTAAACCATGATTAGCGTCTTTTAACTTACTACTTGTACCACCTACAGTCTGATTAAATTTCTTTGCCTGTACATCGACATTCTTTAACGCTGTGATCGCTTGCGTAGCATTAACTCTTAGTTCTACATTAGAGACTGCCACGACTAAACAATAACTCCTTTAACTATACTTGGCTTTGCGTTTTGCCGCTTCAGCCTGTTTCTTTTCTCTATCATACTTTAATTCATAATAACCAGCAAAAAATATCAACTCTTCATCTGTAAGTTGTGTTCTTAGTTCACTTACTGTCTTACCCAATTCTGTTGCAAGGAAAAACTCAAAGTTTAGCCAGTTATCCCCCTTTAGGATTCCTTTACATTATCTATGGTTATATTTGAATTTACACCAAATAAAAATAATTCAATCTCATTAAGGACATTTTCTGGTAACTCGTTTTGTAAATTAATAAATTCTGCTGGATTAAAGGCTTTACTGCCATCTTCTTTTTCTGCCAACTGACAAAGCATATGTGTAGAAACAATCAATGGATCATCACTACCAGCCCTTTGCGTTGCTCTAGCTCTGTCAGCCCTTGTTATGGCCTTAAAATATAAACTGACCACAACATTACCATTATCATCTTTAACGTCAAATTTACGCCTTTTTGAAAGATCAAATGATTCTTTTAAAAGGTCGAGGGTTCTTTTTTCTGCCATAAATTAAGTGCGAAGTATTTTTAATTTACTATATGTCTGAAGTAATTGCACCTGAAGTTTGGAAAGTGATATTTATTTCTTGAATTTCCCCAAGTGTTGCTCCATATTCTGCATTAGTAACGATGCCAGAAAAACCAAATTTTTTAGCACTTGCCGAACTATCTGGGAATAATTCAAATAATGCGTCAGCAGTATCATTTGTAGTTAAAATATCTTCAACAAAAGCAAGATAATCTGAGTTGCCATTATTATCATAGATAAGGGTTGCTGAACCTTCACCAGAGATTAGACCACCTACAAAAGTCTTTGATGTATTACCCATGATTGTAGTCTCTTGAGTATCTTTGGTAATTGATAAAGACCAATTTCTAAGACCAGATATATCAGCTTCTGTTCCAGCAGCGTTATGGAACATTATTTTACCGACATCACCTTTTACAGCAGCCATAACAAAAAGAAAGTATTTATTTTATATTAACCTTTTTTTGCATTTTTTACATCTTTTTTAGAATTTTGTTGATTTTCCATATATCTTTTACAATTAGGATCCCATAATTGAGGATCTCTTACACCTTTGACAACTTCGATAGCGTCAAGCATTTCTTCAGTGATAACAAGTTTTGGCATGATTAAAGATCCTCGTAAATGTTGAAAGTAATTCTAATTTGTGTTTGAAACTTACCTTCTGGACTTGATGTAAGTATCTCAGGCCCTACAGGTGAATCAAAAATTACATTAGATACAGTCACCCTATTGTATAAGTCTCTAAGCCTTTTGCAAATTTTAAAGTTAGACCCTGCCCCAAGACCTTCTTCTGTAAATACATTTAATAAAACTAGACCAACAACATTATTATCTGAATCAGTTGTCCCTCCCATCGTTAGATATTGACCAGCACCAAAGCTTGTGATGCACTGAACAAACGTATCTTCCGTTGTAGAGTCAAAGGTCATATTATTAAATACAACAGAAATTGCTGGGCTTGAAGCAAGTTCTGTGGCTAACCTAGCCTCTATTGTGGATCTAACAGCATTTAAATCAACAGCAGCCATCATATTCTCCTTTTAATTTTGTTATATTCATCAGTCGCCCATTGCTGCAACTCTTTTCCAATAATTTCTGGAAAACCAGCAACAGTTTTTTGTCTTGTTCTAAAACGATCACCCCATGATGGTGGCAAGTTAGTTCCATAACAAACAGGTTCTGCATAAGGTAAATTGTTGATTATGGTTCCGCTTGTTGGTTTTATCTCTGTCTGCCATGAGTTCCGTAGCCTACCAGTATCAACTGGTGTAGCCTTCTTCACTCGTCTAGTCCACTCAAGGGTAGTTGCAGCCACCAGATCAATAACAGCCTCTTCCATTACATCTGGAATCTGATCTATCCTAATTTGTCTTGTCATAGCTACCTCAAAATAAGATCAAAACTTATTGGTGTATTATTTTGTTCATTTGTGTTTATCTGAATAATTTTAAACTCAACACTACTTATAACAACTCTATCTTTTGTAGTTGGTACAAATGATAAATCTCCTGCTGATATTGTCAGTCTTTTATCCTGTGACTCAATTAGATCATTTACCTCATTTCGAGAAAAATTACTTACAACACCCTTAACAGAAAAACTTTCAATACTTTCCTCTATAACACCACCTATAAATTCATCAACATTTGTAATATTATCAACAACAGCAATATCATCAAAAGCAGCTATATATGTACCAGTAGTAATTTTTTTTATGGTTATATCGCCACCAAGTTTTTTCAGTGAAGCACTAGCAGCTTTTTTTAGTGCATTGGCAAGACTCATAATCTATAAGCTATTACTTGACCACTTGCAAGAGTGATACTTGTTATGACTCCACAAACTTCAGATGATGCTTTCATTGTAATGCCGTTAATAGTTGCAGAACCATTTTCAGTAATATTCTCAGCAACAAAGGTTGCTTCTGCGTCTGTCAGGCAATGCACCTTACCAAATCTGCCTGTATGGGCAGCCGTATCGGTAATAATGATTGCTGCTGGATATTCGTAGCCGTAGCCCATTTTCATGACCTCTTGATTGATAAGTTTGCTCTTCCACCTATTCTAATACCCATCAAGTAATGATCAACTATCGGTGGAATACGATCAATACCAGTAGCCCCATAAAATCTAGGAGTCACATTTATATTTCCAATACTCACAGCAGCAAAGTCCTCTAAGCCGCTTAGTTCCAGTCCGTTTCTGTTGTTGTTTAGATATACAGCCAAAATGACCTGTGCGTGTTTTACCCTATCTGGTATTTCAGTATCAAGGTAATAGTCAGCAACTAATCTATTTGGAAAACTTAAACCATACAGGTTAGTGTATGTGTCAGGTTTCCTTACTCCTGATCTTGGCCACTCCAAAGCTTGAGTATCAGCTACCCTAGCTCCCAAAAACTTTTCTCTGTCTATCCTTTGGGCTGCTGTAAACAAAGCTCGATTTTTATTGTCGTTGCTTGAACCGTCCCATGCGGTAGCGTCATCACTTAGAACTAGCCCTTCAATAAAAGAGTTTGCATCAGCAAGAGTTATATAAGTGTTTGCGTTTGCACCGCCAACAGTAGCATCAAGAGTTATCGCCATTGAGTTTTACCTTTTTGGGCTTAGATTTTGGTTTTGGCTTTTCTAGAGTTTGAACAAGTGAAGCTGCTTTTTGGGCAGCCTCATTTTGTTCTCTCATTCGCCTAAAAGCGAACATAGCCATTAGCTTGATGCACCTTTAAGAGCAACAAAGTTAATAACGATTGCTTGGCTTAAGTTACCAGCAGATACATTAGAAACTGTTACCGCAAAAGATCCAGCAGCAATGCTGTTAGCGTTTACAAGATATGAACCAGCAGTTCCAGCAGAACCATGACAAGCTACAACAACGTCTGTTGCTGCAATCTTGCTGTTAGTTACTGTGAAAGATACTTCTGTGCCAGCGTCAAGCTGTGCATTGTTCATTGTGATTTGCCCAGACTCTGTGTTTAGAGTTACACCTGTTGATTTGTTAGTGGCCTGAGTTACAGTTCCACCTGTTGTTGGCCCAACTAAAGACCCAGCAGTTACTTCAAATAGTGATGGCATGATTAATCCTGATTAGATACGTTTGTTGCACGAACAATACCTATGTTCTTTGTCTCATACACTTTCGACCATGATGCAACTGTTTCCAAAACTGTTCTGTTTGGGTTGACTGTTGATACAGC